AAACCATCGACATGATAGAATCTATGACAGCTGAAGGATTTAAATATTATCTGGAAGGAAACATACTTAAATATTTAACACGATACAGACACAAAAACGGTATCCAAGACCTCCAAAAGGCGCAGTGGTACCTTAACAAACTAATAGAGGTACAATATGACACTACAGATGGCGATGTTCACACCGAAAACAGAATGGGTTCCACCACATGAGTTACCAGATCTTAGTGAAGCTAAGACTATAGCGATAGATGTTGAAACAAAAGATCCAAATCTAAAGACTAAAGGACCTGGATGGCCCACTGGAGATGGCGAGGTCGTAGGATACGCCGTAGCCGTAGACGGCTGGAAAGGTTATGTACCGATTCGCCACGGCGGAGGTGGTAATATAGATGAGCGTATAGTTAATAACTGGATGAAAAAGGTTTGCGAATCACCCGCTGAAAAAGTTATGCACAACGCACAATATGATGCGGGCTGGCTCAGGCGCATGGGTTTTAAAGTTAATGGTCGTATCATTGATACTATGGTTATCGCGTCCTTGCTGGATGAGAATAGATTTAGTTACAGTCTAAACGCCTTGTCTTTTGAGTATCTATCAAAAACAAAAAGTGAGAAGAACCTGACTGAAGCTGCTAGAGACTTCGGGGTCGATCCCAAAGCTGAACTGTGGAAGTTGCCAAGTATGCATGTCGGGCCATACGCCGAAGTGGACGCCGAGCTCACATTGGAACTCTGGAACTACTTCAAGCCCCTGATTTCTAAAGAAGACCTCTGGAGTGTCGTCAATCTGGAGCTGGATGTTCTTCCCGTACTCATAGATATGACTTGGAAAGGTGTTCGTGTTGATCAGGATCGGGTCGAGCGGACCAGAGACTTTCTGCTCAAGGAAGAAAAGTCTATGCTCGCTAAGATCAAGCATCTGACCGGCATGAATGTAGAAGTATGGGCGGCTCAATCGCTAGCCAAAGCATTTGATACAGTTGGTATAAACTATCCCAAGACTGAAAAAGGTGCGCCATCTTTCACAAAATCCTTTCTATCCGAGCATAACCACGAATTACCTAAAATGATACTAAGGACAAGAGACCTTAACAAGACCCATGGTACTTTTATTAACACAATTATGAAGCACACGGCTCACGATGGACGCATACATTCACATATAAATCAGATCAGATCTGACGATGGTGGTACCGTATCAGGCCGAATCAGTATGAGTAATCCAAATTTACAGCAGATACCCGCCCGTGATCCGGAGCTGGGACCTATGATTCGCTCTTTGTTTTTACCTGAAGAGAATGAACAGTGGGCTAGTATAGATTTCTCGCAACAAGAACCACGAATCTTGGTCCATTATGCACACGCCTACGGCAAATCCCAAGGCCATGACATGAAAGGCGTACAAGAATTTGTCGATGGATACCAAAATGATCCCGATATGGACTTCCATACCATGGTAGCTGACATGGCAAACATACCTCGTAAGCAAGCCAAGACTATAAATCTAGGCATGATGTACGGCATGGGAGTAAACAAGCTGTCAGACCAGCTCGATATACCCGTAGAAGAAGCTAAAGGTCTAGTGAAACAGTACCATGAACGCGTTCCTTTTGTGAAAATGCTCATGCATGGCGTGATGAATAAGCTTAATTCACGACAAAGCTCCGGCTCTATCCGCTCTATATTGGGTAGAAAGTGTCGATTCGATCTTTGGGAGCCAGATACGTTCGCTATGAACAAGGCCTTGCCCCTGAAAGATGCACTCAATGAACACGGCCCAACGACCAGATTGAAGCGAGCCTACACTTATAAGGCCCTAAACCGTCTTATTCAGGCCTCCGCCGCTGATATGACCAAACAAGCTATGGTAGATATCCACAAGCTGGGGATAACTCCTCTAATTCAGATACATGACGAGGTAGCTGTGTCCGTTTCTAACGATCATCAGGTTGATTCGATCGTCCATGCTATGGAAAATGCAGTAAAATTAGGTGTTCCTAGCAAAGTAGACGTAGAAATAGGACCATCATGGGGCGAATCAAAATAAAACATTGACTGGATTATATAATCTCGCATATAATCCCGTAAAAGAGAAGGATTTATGCGATATGGATACAGAAAAATGGAAAAGCATTCTAGTTCCTAAAGATGTTTATTTAGAAATTAAGAAAATTGCAGCCAAAGAAGGCAGAACTTTGGGTGGACAACTACGGTTCATCTACTCTCAGTATGTTTCCGAGGAACAAAAGAGAGTAAAAGAGCTCGTAGATGCGGAAATGACCTTGAGAAAGGCCAAAGATCACTCAGTTATGAGTTGACTGTCTTTATTTTGCATTAATTTAGATGCTTCAACGCCCATATTGTACAAAGCGTCTGTCATAGGTCCATCAGATGCTTTCTTACCTCTTCCTGATAAAAAAACTTCTACTGGTGTAGCTGTTTCTGGGTGGAAAGATACGGTCACAGCTAAACCTTCTCCTACGTCCGTGGTTACACACGGTCTTCTGTTTGGTAATTTTGACATATTGTTCTCCTCTGAATTAGACATCATATAAAATATTTTTTTGTTTTAATAGTCTTGACTTTCATTTTTTTTTAAAAATGTGCTATGATGTCATTATGGACCCAGTTACTATTTCACTCGCGATGGGAGTCGCGTCTAAAGCTTTCTCTGCCATAAAACAAGGTTTTGCGGTTGGTAGAGATATAGAACAGATGTCTGGAGACATCGGGCGATGGATGGGAGCTGTTTCAGATGTTGATAACGCGGAAAAGCAAGCTAAAAATCCTCCCCTGTTTGGCAAATTGTTTAAAGCTGGATCGATTGAAGAAGCAGCTCTCGCTGCTTATGCAGCCAAGAAGAAACTTGAGGAACAAAGGTACGAACTCAAGGTATTTTTAAACATGTCCCACGGGCCACAGGCCTACGATGAGCTTCTACAGATGGAAGGTCAGATAAGAAAAGACCGTCAAAGAACAGTTTACAAACAACAACAGCTCCGAAGACAAATAGGCGAGGGTATTGCGTGGTTGTTCTTGGTATTAGTCGTTGGAGGATTTATATTATTAGTTGCATCTATCTGGTTTAACAAAGCACATGCCGAGGGTTATAAATACCAACCTAAAAAATTAACCAGACAACAACAGATTAACAACGGCACTATTATATTACCAATTATGACAACATGCCGATTAAAACTACAAAAAGTATTTAAAGATAAAATGGCTTGCATATATGTAGGCGCTCAAAAAACTTATGAATTAGAATTTACAGATATTCACATAGGCTGTCCTCGCAAATACAAGTGTAAGTTGAATCCTAACGGCAAAGAGCCTAGTATTGATCAGGTTATGGAAAGTCTAAGGAGTATCTCCAAATGAGTAAGTGTGTAGGTGTTTGCAAATTAAATGAACAAAAAGTCTGCATCGGTTGTAACCGGACTATGGAACAGATAAAAGAAGCATATAAAGGTAAATGACTGTTTATAAATGTCAGGACTATGTGTTGGACGTGAACAACAGCTCAAAGGCCTTTGTCTATTACAAGGACCAGCTCTTGTTTATGGGCGATAGTCGAACCGCGATAAAGTTGTTTTGTAGAAACTGCCAAGACCCTGATTTACGCGTTAAATTAAAAAAATATAAATATATTAATATATGGGATTGACGGCCTTGTTTTAATTTAGTAGTGTTTATTTGTCTAGAGGTCGTAATGACACAAGCATCTTAATGTACTCCTATTCATTAAGGTTAAATTGCAAAACTTAGAAACCCGTGAAGCTATCCTTCACGGGTTTTTTTTGTAAAAAACTTTTGTGCTTGACATGGTATGCGATAAATCTTATTTATTATATGTGCGGATTGTTTAGCACGTTCAGGACTGTGATCTTATTCTCCATGGGATCTTAGTGGCGCAACCTCAAAACAATCTGCACACCAACATTAACAAAGACTTGGAGGTCACAATGACAAAGAAACAAGAATGGGAAATAGAAAGAGATAAGGAAAAAGCTCTTAGACAAAAAGGTCTACAAGCCCTTACCCTTGAACAAATACAAGCGGTTCACGATACTTACGAAGCTTTGAACAGAACTATGATCAGTATAAGAGATTTAAATGATCTTATGCTTTCAGACATTAAAGCTTTGGACGAGGCTTCTTGGAGTTTACACCACCAGTTTAATTTAAGGAGTGAAGATTGATGCTTAGAGAACAAGAAGGTAATTTTAGTTGTACTGATTGTGGCTACGTCTACAGCTCCATGCTTGCAGACGATGAAGTTCCTGATACTTGCAGTCAATGTTATGTTTATGATCGTGATTGTAAGAACTGCGGAGCTAAGACTTGTGCAGAAAAAGCTTTTTTTCACAAAGATGAAACCTTTTGTGAGGACTGTTGTCCAGAGGGGTATGGCGAATGATTAATCCCACAGAAAAAAAGAGGCGTGGTTATCTCATGCATTTTGAAGAAGGAACTCAGGATGCTGTTCTTTATCAACAGATGAATGAGGACAAAAAGTCTTCGGCTTATTATAGACGAGGCTTCGATTTTGGAATGACGCTGCATTTAAAATTAAGGAGTATCAAATGAACGCTCAAAATAAAACCCAT